CTTTTTTTTCTTTCTATTAGGCATGATAGCACCACATCCTCTAGCAACAGCTCCTGATTTTAAACCTTGTCTTCTTAATTTTTCAGCAGCAGCTGCAACTCCACCACCTGCTTTATAGATTCTACCACCCATTGCTTTTCCTGCAGGTTTAGGTCCTCTAAAATCTTTTCTTTTTACACCAGATGGATCTTTAATTTTACCCGCACAGATCTTGCTGGCATATGCGTTCGCGTATGCACTGGGATATACTTTAAATTTTCTCTTCGCTGCGGCCTTACCTCTTGGACATAGTTTAGTCATTATTTCCTCGCTGTCTGTTTTGCTCTTTTAAAGTCAGATGCCTTTGGTGCACCCTTTGCACCTTTCTTTCGCATCTTGCCTCCACGTTTTCTTTTAGCGTGTATATTTGCATATAAACCTTTTCCAGCCATTAAATTATCTTTTTCTTATTTTTGTTTTTCATTTTAGCACCTGCAATTTTATCTGCATAAGTTGGATTAGGATTGTTATCTATTCCTGCTCTTACAGATAAAGTGCCAAATGTTTTTTTAATTTTTTCTACGTTTGATTTTTTTTTAGTTCCAAGTTTTAATCCTACTCTGCCACCTTTAGCTTTTTTTTCTGTTAGGTCTAAACCTTTTTTATCTGCTTCATCAATTATTTTACTTATTTTGTTAACAGTCTTTTTTATACTACCTTTACTTTTAGCAGTTACTTTTTGTTCTGGAGTTAATGGTTTTAAAGCATCATCAACATTTTTAACTGTTTTTTCAAATTCAGTTCGTCTTCTTGTTAAATTCTTTTTAATTTTAGGTACAAGCATTTCGTAAGCATATTTTGAAGTTCTTTTAAACATTATTTTTTTCCTCCGTTTCTAAAAATTTGTGTTCCCTTTATACCATAAATCGACGCTACGACAAGGATCCAGAGATTTGTAAACCATGACGGGAGCTGTGAGAACATGTCAAAAAACAATTTTACCTTGTCCATCGCTGTTGGATCATCCGATATGACTGCATATGCAAGCACCAACACGGGCAAACTGAGAATTATCAAAACTGCCTCGTCCTTCCAGTCTGATTGTCTGGCCTCTAACAGTTTTCCCTGGTAAGATTCCTCACCTCGGGCCATACGTTCTGCATGCATTAGTTGTGCATCAGACATTGCCATTTTCGTTTTCTGCTTGTTAGCGTAAATCTTACTTCCAGCAGAAACGGCTAATTTAATCGCCGATAACCACATAATTAGTACGCTTTAGAGTTTCTTTTTTTCTCTGCTAACATTCTTTTCTGACCGCCAACTGGCATTTCAGGTTTTCCTGTAGCAATATAGTTAAAAGCTTGGTCAGCAGTAGTTTTTGATCTAGGATCTACCTCAATACTTTGCTCTGCAACCTTAACTTCTTTTATTTTATCTAGTTTTTGCATTTATGCTCCTTTTTTTACTCCTTTTATAACACCTTTGTTCTTAGATGCATAGAATATCTTTTCACCTCTCTTTTTACCATACTGTTTCTTCATAGATTTCATAATTTTTTTACCTTTTTTGTTTAATGGCATTATTTTTCACCCGTTACTATTGCTGCTTCCTTAACTCCGGTTTTTGCAAGGCTAACTCCGGCTCTTAATTTAGCTAAATCTTCGTTTTGATCCATTTTATCTTCTGCAATTTCACCTTGTTGCATTAATCTTGCTCTTGCAAGGTCTATTTGAGCTTCATCGTTGTCTTTTTTACGCTCATTTTCCATTGCACGAAGGTCAACTTCTCTAGATTTTAGTTTTAAAAGAGGATCATTATCAAATTGTGACGTAATTTTCTTTTCTTCCTTCATATATTCCTCTGTCATCTCTGCAATCAATACAGATTTTCTAGCTTCGACCTGATTTGTAAGAGCTTGTAGCTGTTGTTGTATCTGTGGGTTCATTGCTGCTTGTTGTTGCATCTGCATCATCTGTTGCATTTGCTCTCTAAACTCTAATTGTACCTGCTCTTGAGCCATAATTGATATATGTTCAAGTATATTTTTTTGTATTGCTGCCATAACCGCAGGATTATTTCTTACAATGTTAGTTGACATAAAATTTAAGTGTGCAGTTATGTGTGCTCTGTGATCTTGACCAGGAAAAGCTTGAAAAGGTTTACCAGCAAGAGCATTTATATGTTCCATACTTGGGTCCATTGGTGCTGTTGGCGCTGGTGGTGGTAACACTGCATCAACATTTTTAACACCGATAGCTTCATACATGTTTCTGTATATTTGATACATGTTGTGTAGTTGTGGATTTGATGTTGCAATTTGTAATTGTGTTTGTGCAAGTGTAATTCTTTGTGACATAGAAAATATATTTGGATCTGCCACCGGCACAACATCTACTCTATCATCAAAATCTGCTTGTTTAACATTTCTTGCGCCACCTACAACATCGTAAGGATATTCTGGTGGTAAATATTGTGATACAACTTTTGCAAGTAATTTAAATTCATCTTTCATCGCTGCATAACATCTTTTGTGTATAGCAGACATAACTCTTGAACCACGTTCTAATAATGCAATCGTTGTTCCTACAGCTGCAGCCTGATTACCATCACCAACTTGCATGTCAGCAATAGCAGCAAACCTTTGTCCTGCTTGTACAACTATACCTAATAAATTTAATAATGTTTGAGAAGGTTCTTTGTACGGCAGTGGAAAGAATGCATCCCTTAAATTACCGCCTGGTGCATCTACATCTTTAAATTCACCTGGTTGTATTGGAGCTGCTTCATCTCTAACTCTAACGCCTCTTTGTTTAAATCCTGCTGGTAAATTTGATAAAGTTCCGGCATCTAATAATTGACGGAGAGCCGCCGTTGCCGTACGACTCAATCCGCCAATCATGTGAATGAGTCCAAAGCCATAAAATCCAAGTCCTGGCAGAAATTTAAAATGGACAAAATATTGGATCTTATTTTTCTTTAGATCATTGGGCGCATAGTTTCTCCGTATAGAGAGAACTAATCGGCTACCTTCTTCAACTGTTACGATGTAAGGTAATTTTATTCCTGTTGGTTCATTGTTTGCACCAACTTCTTCAAAACCTTCTAAGTCTAAATTTACATGACACTCTAACAGAGTGTACATTGTTTCTTGTTTACCAACTTTTTTGGTTCCGTCTAATTCTTTTTCTTTTTTCTCAACAGAGTTTTGTTCTACAGTTGATGGAGGAGATAAATCTACGTCTCTGTAAAAACCATTAACCTGTTGTTTACGTAATTCATTCTCTGACATTTTAATTACGTGTATTATTGATTCTGCATCATCCAAACTTGTTGCTGTGTATGGCACTACTAATTCATCCGCCGGCACAAATTTTGACACAACTCTACCCATTGGCACGTCGTAATAAACTTTTTTAAACGTAGAACCTGCAAGTGGTAAATGAAATAACATAGAATCAAACTCTGCTTCATACTCTTGCATTTCATCCATAATTAAATAATTCATGTAATCTTTTACACGAGTTGCTTGTTGTTCTGTTTGTGGATTCTTAATACCTATAACCTGTGTTCTTACCGGTCCGTCTGCAGGTAATAATTCTTTATAAGCTTGCGCTTGAAACTGTGTGACTGCTTCTGCTAACACTGGATGTGTTGCACCTGAAGCTCCTTGAAATGGTTCTGTTCTGTTTTCATATTTAAAACCAAGTAAATCTAATCCGGTTGTGTAAGACTGTTCCCAATCTTTTCTTGATGCTTTATAATCCATATAGTTTTGCACCATGTCATTACCAACAGGTTCTAAAACATCATCAGGTAAAAGTTCTGCTAAATTGTCAAAATGATTTTCTGTGCCAGGTATATTTACAGCGCCTGGTTCGTAATCGATAGTTGCCCCACCATCTTCTTCTGGTATGACTTCTATTGGTCCTTTTGGATCTTGTCCTTCTTGTTCCTGAACAGCAACTTCTTGCACCTCTTCATCTGAAGGGATATCTATTTTGTTTCTTGTGTTCGGGAGTCCTTTGTCTATTTCTGCCATATGTTACTCCTATATATTCTTAACACGGTTTTTTAAAGACTGCAACCCTTGTGAGTCAGGGTTCATTGATACTGTCTGTGGGCCTTCATCTATACCAGCTAATTTAGCAATACCACCTCCTGCTAGACCGAATGGATACATGAATTGATTTGCTTGAGAATACTCAACAGCTGGGTTATCCACGGCCCTTAAATTTAACAAATCCTCTTGTCTACCTGCTTCAAATTTAGGAAACAATTTACCCATAAACACTGGACCGCTAGATTCTAATTTTTGTATTTCTGCATCTCTTACTGCTTCTGCGAGATCTTGTTTTTGTTTAAAAAATTTATCTGATGCCATATTTGATATAATTGTATCTTCCATACTTAATCCAACAGAATCTCCTAAATCACCTGTATCGACAGGCATTGGAGTTCTATAATCTTTAAGAATCTTATTTAATTTTTGTCGCTCATCTTCTAAAGATTGTCTAGTTCTCATCGCTGTATCTGATTGTAACATTTCATCATCAGGAGACATAAACGTATTTTTCGGTTGTAAGTTTTGAAACTTAACTTGATCTGCTAGATCTTCAACTTTTAAATTTTGTTTTAAGATAGTGTTTAATATGTTGGTTTGATCTAAAACTTGTTGTATACCTAAAAGTTTATCGTCCGTCATACCTTGAATTAAAAACTTACCTTGATTGTCTTTTTTACCAAATCTTTTTATTAATTCTTTGTTTGGATCTATCTTTGTTTTCTCTCCAAGCGCATAGTTAAATAAACTATCTCCTATGGTCTCTCTAAAAGTTTTACCTGTCGTCAGCATGTCATAACCAACGATACCCGCTTCAGCCGCAGCAGTAAAGGCTATCGCAGCAGGGCCAAACAAACCACTTAATGTAAAGGCACTGCCAAGTGATCTACCTGCTCTTAAAATTTGTCTTGCAAGAATTCCCTCTTTGTCACC